AGGTATTGATTTTTGGGGATTGGATTGGACCAGAAGAGTTGTTCTAGAACCTCTTAGGAAGTATGAAGTTTATATGCTTGTCGGTAATCACGATATTTTTTTTCGTAATTCAACAATAATCAATGCCCCAGAACTCCTTTTAAATGATTATCAAAATATTAAGATATACAGTTCCCCAAAAGAATTTTGTATTGATGGTTTAGGCACTTTAATGCTTCCTTGGATTTGCACGGATAATCGGGAAAAAACCGATCATCTATTGAAAAATACACAAGCAAAGGTTATATTTTCACATTTAGAATTATCTGGATTTGTAGCTTATCCTGGTCATATTATGAAAGAAGGAATGGATGCAAGCATATTTAAAAAATTTGATAGAGTGTATTCGGGGCATTATCATACCAAAAGTGATGATGGTAAAATATATTATCTCGGAAATCCATATCAAATGTTTTGGAATGATGTAGATGATACTAGAGGTTTTCATATTTTTGATACTGATACATATGAATTAGAGTATTTTAAAAATCCATATAATATGTTTGAGAGGGTATATTATGAAGATAATGATTATAAAAAATTTGATACCTCATATTTGGAAGAAAAAATCGTAAAAGTTGTTGTTCGTCAAAAATCAAATCAATTAAAATTCGATAAGTTTATTGATAAAATATTAAAAGCAAATCCACTTGATTTAAAAGTTGTTGAAATTATTGATGTTAATGATGGAGATGTGGATTGTGAAGAAATATCAGCAGAAGATACATTATCAATTTTGGATAAATACGTAGAAGAAGCAGAATTCAATTTAGACAAAATGATTGTAAAAAAATTACTCAGAGATGTATATAAAGAAGCATTAGAGATAGAATAATGTATATACTGGCAATTAAGGAAAATGAGGACGAAGGTGCTTATGCAGTAGTGGATGATGACGGCGAAAAGGCATTATATATCTTCGAAGATGAAGATGATGCCAAACGTTATGCCGGATTGCTAGAAGCAGAAGATTATCCTATAATGTCAGTGGTTGAAGTAGAAGATGAAGTTGCGATACGTACTTGTGAAATGTATGGATATCACTATGTTATAATTAATTCAAATGAAATTGTAATACCCCCAAGACAAAATGATCTTATTCAAACGAATAGCTTATCGTAATTTTTTATCATCAGGAAATAATTTAACTGAAATAAATCTTACGGGAGAAACTACTACATTAATTATTGGCCATAATGGTTCTGGCAAAAGTACAATGCTTGATGCTTTGTGCTTTAGTTTATTCAATAAAGCATTTCGTAAAATTAATAAAAACCAACTAGTTAATTCTACAAATGAAAAAGAATGTTTGGTTGAGGTTGAGTTTAGTATTGGAAATAAAGAATATAAAATCATAAGAGGAATTAAACCAAATATTTTTGAAATTTGGATAAATGGAGAATTACAAAATCAAGTAGCAGCATCAATAGACCAACAAAAGCATCTTGAAGATATAATACTAAAACTTAATTATAAATCATTTACACAAATCGTAATTCTTGGTAGTGCTTCTTTTGTTCCTTTTATGCAACTTTCTACGGCTAATCGTCGTGAGGTTGTAGAGGATTTATTAGATATTAAAATATTTTCTGCGATGAATTCTATTCTTAAAGAAAAGATAAGAAGTTCAAATGAAAAAATTAAAGAATTTGATATATTTGAAAAATCAATTCAAGAAAAAATTCTAATGCAAACAGAATTTATTGAAGAGTTGGAAAAAAGAGGAAATGATAAAATAATTGCTAATCAAGAAAAGATCGTCAATTTATTAAATGAAGTTGGAGTCTATATTCGTCAAAATTCTTTTCTCGAAGAAGATGTATTTAAATATATTAAAGAACAAGAAGAAGTTTCTGGTGCAACTGATAGACTAAAAAAACTTGATAATTTAAAAGGAAAACTATCAGAAAAGGTATCTGTAATTACAGAAGAGCATAAATTTTTTAATGAAAATACGGTTTGCCCAACTTGTACACAAACAATTGACGAAGTATTTCGTGTAAATAAAATTACAGACGTTCAAAATAAAGCAAAAGAATTACAAACAGGTTATCAAGACCTTGAATGTACTATCAAAAACGAAGAAGAACGAGAACGTCAATTTATTATTCTTTCTAAGGAGATTGTAAAATTAAACAATGAGATTTCTCAAAACAATACTAGAATATCATTTAACCAAAAACAAACACAAGAACTTGAATATGAAATTCAAACAATTACCGAACAATTTAAAAATAGAAATACTGAACAACAAAAATTAGAAAAACTCGAAAAACAACAAGTTGATAATTTCAAAAAGAAATCAAAGTATAAAGAAACGATTAATTATTTTGATTTCGCACAAATACTAATGAAAGATGGAGGAGTTAAAACTAAAATTATTCAAAAGTACCTTCCTTTAATGAATAAACAAATCAATAAGTATTTGCAGATAATGGATTTTTATATTAACTTTACACTTGATGAAGAGTTTAAAGAAAATATCAAATCTCCAATACACGAAGATTTTACTTATGAAAGTTTTAGTGAAGGTGAAAAGATGAGAATTAATTTGTCTATTCTTTTCACTTGGAGAGAAATTGCAAGAATGAAAAATTCAATTAATACTAATTTACTAATTTTAGATGAAGTTTTTGATAGTTCTTTGGATAATATGGGAACAGATTATTTTACTAAAATAATTAAACATATAATTAAAGATGCAAATGTATTTGTAATTTCACATAAAACAGATGAACTAATTGATAAGTTTGATAAAATTATTCGGTTTGAAAAAATTAAAGGATTTTCAAAGATTGCACCTTGACTTTTTGAGATAAATTTGATAGAGTATAAAGAGCAAACCTTGAAAAAATTATGTCAGAGATGCCAGACAAAAAAGAAAATTTTGAAACTGATTATGAAAGTTCCATTCCAGAAAAACCTCCTTCTGTAACATTTGGTGCTGCTTCTATTACTGGAAGTCATCTTCTTGGTGGTATGGGAGAAGATCATATTTCTTTTGGTTGTAATACTAACTACTGGGAAGATGATGGTTTTAGTTTGACTGGAAATCCATATGCATCGCCAGATGTTCTTTCTTTAAATTCTCACACTATTCCTACTTCTTATGAGGTAAAACCATCACTAAACTCAGATCACTTCTGGAAGTTTGGTGAAGGAAAGACACTCAAAGTAGTAGAAGACTATATTAAAGGAACATATAATGGTCACTATGCCTCTGATAAGTCAAAGGTTCAAGTTCTGGATATGATTGATGCGATTGATGATGGAGTTCCTTTCTGTCGTGATAATCTCATTAAGTATTCTTCTCGTTTTGGTAAGAAGGATGGAATGTCAAAACTTGATGCCCTGAAGATTATACACTACGGTGTTCTTCTGTATCATTTTGCCGGATTTAATAATGAAAATGCGAAATCAAACTATGAAACTTTCTAACGAAACCCTGACTGTCCTTAAGAACTTTGCCGGAATTAATCAATCAATTCTCGTAAGAAAGGGAAACAAACTTCGCACAATGTCTGTAATGAAAACAGTTCTTGCCGAAGCTGTTGTAAATGAAGAGTTTGAAAAAGAATTTGCCATTTATGATCTAAATCAATTTCTGAATGGTGTTTCTTTACACGAAGATCCAGAGCTTGATTTTCAGAATGACGCATACGTTGTTATTCGTGAAGGAAAAAGACGTGTAAAATATTTCTTTGCTGATCCTCAGGTGATTGTATCTCCTCCAGAAAAGGAAATTTCTTTACCATCACAGGATGTATGTTTTCAATTGGAACATTCTCAGTACGATAAAATCAAGAAAGCAGCAGCAGTTTATCAATTAGAAGATCTTTCTGTAATTGGTGAGGCAGGTGTTATTCGTTTAGTTGTTCGTGATAAACGAAATGCTACTTCGAATGAATATTCAATTGTAGTTGGAGAGACTGATAAAGAATTTACTTTTAACTTTAAAGTAGAAAACTTAAAGATTATTCCTGCATCTTATGATGTTGTGCTTTCTTCTAAACTTTTATCAAAATTTACAAACGAAAGATATAATTTGAACTATTATATTCCTATGGAACCCGATTCTACATTTGAATGAATATCTTCGTCACGTCTCCATTTCCTGCCGAGAGTGCCACTTGTCTTCCAGACAAACACATAGTTAAAATGCCCTTAGAGACATGCCAAATGCTCTCTATCGTGGCATCAGAGAAGTGGGGACACAACTATGGAACTCTCCCAAAGATGGATGGAACTCCCTACAAGACAGAGAAGGGTGCCTTCCGTAATCACCCTTGTACTTTATGGGCAGCAAAAACAATTGATAATGCCTACTGGTTAATCAAATGGGGAATGAACTTGTGTGATGAATATACTTTACGATATAATAAAACTCACTCCTGCTATAATACCTTACTGCAAGCATACTATTTGTTTCCCAAAGGTAAGATTGACAAAGTGACATCATTTGCCCGTGCGATGCCCGATGAATATAAACTTGACGACAGCATTGACACTTTTACTGCTTACAAGATGTATATTGCATCCAAACCTTGGGTTGCATCTAATTATCTTCGTATGCCGTCAAGG